TTTTTTTTTATACTCTTTTTTGCGCGCGAAAAATACATTCCCTTTTATGAGGAGAGAGGTAAAATATGCATTTTTAACAGCATTCACTTTCTCTTTTGATATTTGTGAAAGGAGCTTACAAAATGTTAGAAAACAAATTCCAGGCTAATTTAATTAAAGAGCTTAAGAGGCTTTTTCCTGGATGCATCGTTATGAAGAATGACGCGAGCTATATTCAAGGTATTCCAGACTTGCTTATTCTTTACAATGATAAGTGGGCTTCTTTGGAATGTAAGAAAAGCGCGTCGGCTAGTAAACAGCCTAATCAAGAATATTATGTGGATCAAATGAACAGGATGTCTTTTTCTCGTTTTATTTGTCCAGAGAACAAGGAGGAAGTATTATATGAACTTCAACAATCATTCCAATCTTGAGGGACAGCACGCTTTTTTAGGAGCTAGTAAATATCATTGGATTAATTACAGCGAAGATAAAGTTGCCGATGCCTATTCAAAATTTCTTGCTACTCAGAAAGGTACTGTGTTACATGCATTTGCTGCACAGTGTATCTCTTTGGGACAGAAATTACCAAAATCACAAAAAACTTTGAATATGTATGTTAATGATGCCATTGGTTATAAGATGACACCGGAGCAGACATTATTTTATTCTGAAAACTGTTTTGGAACAGCAGACTCAATTTCATACAGGTCTGGATTACTTAGAATTCATGATTTGAAGACAGGCATAATTCCAGCACACATGGAGCAGCTTATGATTTATGCCGCTCTTTTTTGTTTGGAATATAAAGTAAAACCTGCTGATATTGATATGGAATTAAGAATCTATCAGAACAATGAAGTTCTGTATCATAATCCAACAGCAGAAGATATAGTTCCAATTATGGATAAAATCATTACATTCGATAAGGTTATAAGAAAAATAAAAGAACAGGAGGGTTAATCAATGAATCGAATAGCTAAAGTATTATCTCAAATTTCTGATGATATGCTTATGCATTACGGTGTTGCCAGAAGGTCTGGTCGATATCCATGGGGTTCTGGAGATAACCCTTATCAGCATAGTGGAGACTTTCTGAGTCGTGTGCAGTCTTTGAAAAAGTCTGGTATGAGTGAAACAGATATTGCTAAGACTATGGGGCTTACAACAACTCAGCTTAGAACACAAATGAGTCTTGCTAAAGATGAAAGAAGAGCAGTGCAAGTTGCAACAGCCAAAGACCTTAGAGAAAAAGGTTACAGTTTGAATGAAATCGCTGACAAGATGGGATTTGCAAATGACTCGTCTGTAAGGTCTTTATTGAATGAAAATTCAGAAGCCAGAATGAACCAGGCGAAAGCCACTGCTGATGTTCTTAGAAAACTTATTGATGAAAAAGGTATGATTGATGTCGGTACCGGAGTTGAAAGAGAACTTGGAGTATCGAAAGAGAAACTTAACCAGGCTCTTTATATTTTGAAAATGGAAGGTTATCCGATTTATGGAGGTGGAGTTCCACAGGTTACTAATCCAGGAAAACAGACAAACATAAAAGTAATCTGTCCTCCTGGAACAGAACATAAGGATATTTATAATTATGAGGATGTGCATTCTGTAAAGGACTATATTTCTTATGATGGTGGTGAATCTTTTAGAAAAGGCTTTGAATACCCTTCTAGTATGGATTCTAATCGACTTGCTATCAGATACAAAGAAGATGGCGGTATTAACAAAGATGGTGTTATAGAACTTCGTAGAGGAGTCCAGGATCTATCATTAGGCGATTCGCATTACGCACAGGTTCGAATAATGGTAGATGGAAAGAAATATCTAAAGGGAATGGCTGTCTATTCTGATGATATGCCAGATGGAGTTGATGTTATTTTCAATACCAATAAATCAAAATCAGTTCCTAAAATGGAAGTTCTTAAGGATATTAAGAATGACCCGGATAATCCTTTTGGTTCTTTGATAAAGGAACATGGTGGTCAAAGTTATTACGATGACCCAAAAGGAAAGTATACAGACCCCGTAACTGGAAAGAAACAGAGTTTGTCTTTAATCAATAAGAGAGCCGAAGAAGGAGATTGGGGCGAATGGAGTAAAACACTTCCATCTCAGTTCTTATCAAAACAGAGTCTATCTCTTATTAAAAAACAGTTGGGTCTAGCAACGGCAGATAAGCAATCTGAATTTGATGAGATTTGTTCATTAACCAATCCTACAGTAAAGAAAACTTTATTGAAATCTTTTGCTGATGATTGTGATTCAGCTGCTGTACATTTGCAGGCTGCGGCATTACCAAGACAGAAATATCAGGTAATACTTCCATTGACAACCATTAAAGATAATGAGGTTTATGCACCAAACTATAAAGATGGTGAAACAGTTGCCTTAATTCGTTATCCTCATGGAGGAACTTTCGAGATACCAATTTTGAAAGTAAATAATAAGTTAGCTGAAGGAAAGAGTGTTCTTGGTAATACTCCGGCTGATGCCATTGGTATTAATAAAAAGAATGCTGATAGATTGTCCGGAGCTGACTTTGACGGTGATACAGTAATGGTAATACCTTGTAATTCTTCAAAGAGCAAAGTAAAAATTACTTCTACACATTCTTTAAAAGGATTAGAGGATTTTGATACAAAGGATGCATATGGTCCAGATTCTAGTAAACCTGTAAAAGTAGATTCTAAAGGAAAAGAATACTACACCAGAAATGGTAGAACATACCAAAGGATGACAAATACTCAGACTGAAATGGGTAAGATTTCTAACCTTATTACAGATATGACTTTGAAGGGTGCTACTGAACCAGAATTAGCAAAAGCCGTTCGTCATAGTATGGTTATTATTGACGCTCAAAAACATAAGCTTGATTATAAGCAGAGTGAAATTGATAACGACATTGCAACTTTGAAGAAGAAATACCAAGGTACAACAGATTCAAATGGTCACTATCATGAAGGCGCGTCTACTCTTATCTCAAGAGCAAAATCTGAAACTTCTGTATTAAAGAGAAAAGGAAGCCCTACTATCAATGAAGATGGTTCTCTGAGTTACAAAGAAGTTAAAGAGACATACACTGACAAAGATGGAAAAATAAAAATTCGTACTCAGAAGAGTACAAAGATGGCTGAAGTTAAGGATGCAAGAGAATTATCATCCGGCACCCCACAAGAAGAAGCGTATGCAAAATATGCAAATTCTATGAAGTCTTTAGCAAATCAAGCAAGAAGAGAAATGGTTAATACTGGAAAGATTGCCTATTCTGCTTCTGCAAAAGCAACCTATCAGTCTGAAGTAGACTCCCTTATGGGAAAATTAAATGTTGCTTTAATGAACGCCCCTCGTGAAAGACAAGCCCAGACTATCGCCAATGCAGAGGTTCAATCTAAGAAAAGAGACAACCCAGATATGACAAAGGATGAAATTAAGAAGGCGAGTCAGCAGGCTCTATCGAAAGCCCGCAATTCTGTAGGAGCTAAGAGAACTTCTATAGATATAACTGATAAGGAATGGGAGGCCATACAGGCTGGTGCTATCAGTGAGAACAAGCTAACACAGATACTAAACAATACTAACATTGATGTTGTCAGACAAAAGGCTACTCCTCGTGCCACAACATCACTCAGTACAGCTAAACAGGGTAGAATTTCAGCTCTATCTGCATCTGGCTACAGTACATCTGAAATAGCAGAAGCTTTAGGGGTATCTACTTCAACTGTATCTAAGTATCTGAATGGAAAGGAGTGAACATAGAGAATGGATGTAACTAAGTGTGCATTGACTACAATTGACAACCCTTATGATCCGTTCGACCAGTTCACCGAATGGATGCTATATGACGAGGAGAAAGGCTATCACTCGACATCGTATCTTGGTCGCATTGCAAGGACATCGGATGAGCTATCGGATGAAGAGAATGACAAAGAGATCGAAAGAGCGATAGACGAAATCATCAAATATGATTTTAGAAACATATACAAGAAAGTGAAGAAAACACTAAAAATCACGCAGACTGTCTAAGGGTATAGGGGGTTTCTAAAAAACATACCCCCACCCATATCGCGGCGGTCTTCATTTTTTCCCCAGAGGGAAATTTTTTAAAAATGTTCTGACCTATCAGCAGGGTTTTAAAGAGTTTATAGGGTTATTATCGAGCGGTGGCTGGCTCATCTTTAAAGGTTGTCTCCTTTCATATACAAGAGTGATGTAATAGTCTCTATAAACTCTTTAAAACTCTGCTGAAACTTTATATAAAGTGTGCAGAAATTACTTAAAAGGAGGCGGTAACTATGAGGAAAGTTAAGTCAGACTCATCTTCTGATACTGCCAGTCAGCGAATGCGACCAGCAATTACACCAGAAGCAAGACAGAAACAAATGATTTCTCTTGCAACTGATTGTGCTGAGGATTTAATGAGGTCTGGTAAGGCACCATCGCAGATTATTGTTCATTATTTAAAGCTTGGAACAAAACAGGCAGAGCTTGAATTAGAGAAGACAAAAAAAGAGTTAGCTCTAACAGAAGCAAAAACAAAAAGTATTCAATCAGCAGAACAAGCAGAGCAAACTTATAAGAATGCTCTTGAGGCTTTCAGAGGATACAGCGGACAGGATACACAAAAGGAGAGCGACGAATATGAATGGGATGATTAAAACATATACCGAGCTTATCCGTCTGCAAACATTTCAAGAAAGATTTGAATATTTAAAATTAGATGGCTCAGTTGGAACAGAAACATTTGGATTTGATAGATATTTGAATCAGATTTTTTATAACTCAAAAGAGTGGAAAAGACTTAGAAATGAAATCATTGTCAGAGACAAGGGTTGCGATTTGGCTTGCGATGGTTATGAAATTCAAGGAAATATCATTATTCATCATATGAATCCAATTACACCAGAAGACATTATTAATAGAAATGATGACCTTCTCAATCCTGAGTATCTGATATCAACAGTATTGAATACACACAATGCTATACATTATGGTGATTCAAATTTATTACCACATGCTCTTGTAGAGAGAAGAAAAAACGATATGTGTCCATGGAGACATTAGAAGGAGGTTACTTATGAGTGAAGAAAGAAAAGAAAATCAGTCAGTGCAGACAGTATCTGATACTAAGTCATCAGTAGGGTCAGTAGATACAAATAATGAAAGTATTAAAATTTTTGGCGTTGTTGAAAGCTGTGGACAGCTGAGAGTTAGGAAAGAACCAAATAAAGAAGCAGATGTTATAGCAACAATTCCAGTTGGTACATTAGTGGAACTTGAAAATGATGAAGTTATTGATGGCTTCTATGCTGTTCATACAGAAGTAGGAGATGGCTATTGTATGGCTGAGTTCATTCAGGTTACTCGACCTGAAAAGGAGTGATTATATGGCAGCAGAGAGAATAAATGACAGTATATTAACATCTATTAAAAAAATGTTAGGCTTGTCAGAAGAGTATAACGCATTTGATTTAGACATTATTACACATATTAATTCTGTATTCGCAATTTTGACGCAGATTGGGGTAGGTTCTGGCAATGGATTTATGATTGAAGATAAAACTCCTGTATGGACAGATTTTATACAGGATAGTGGAATTTATCAGCTTGTAAAATCCTATATGGTATTAAAAGTTCGATTGCTATTCGATCCACCGATGAGCTCTGCTGTATTAGAATGTTACAAAACCCAAGTAAACGAATACGAGTGGAGATTAAAAACAATGGCTGAAAACCAGGAGGTGAACAATCAAAATGAATAATGAAATTAAACACTATGGTATTAAGGGTATGAGATGGGGAGTGCGTCGCTATCAGAGCAAAGATGGTTCCTTAACTTCTGCTGGAAGAAAAATACAGTCTGACGGTAGCGGAGAAAAGAAAGCCACATCATCTAGTACAAAGAAAAAGATTGCCGTAGCGGCAGTAAGTACAGCAACAATTGCAGCGGCAGCATATTATGTTCATAAGAATCATGAAAAAATTGGACAGGCAATGTCAAAGTTTAAAGGAGTGAAGATGAAAGATCTTAGTCAGAAAGCAGCTGATAAGGGCAGGGAATATGTTAAGAATGCCGTGAAAGGTGCTAAGGATGGAGTAGAAGAAGCAACTAAAGAAGCACCTAAGAAAGCTGCAAAAGCAGTTGTTACTGGTATTATCATGAACCAGACCAAAAAGGCTCTTGATTCAGCGGTAGGAAAGGAAGAAAGTGCAAAAATATTCCAGGCAAATGATAATAAAAAAATCGGAAAATTCTGGAAAGTGTCACCTGACGATAAAGATGACGATGATTAATTAATCGAAAGGAAGACACAACATGGCATTATCAAACACAGCCGTCCCGAAATATTACGGCATGTTTCGCGATGCCGTTATTCGAGGTGAGATACCAGTAAATAAGGAAATCTCTATGGAGATGAACCGTATTGATGACCTTATTGCAAATCCTGGAGTATATTATGATGATAAAGCAGTTGAAGGATTTATCTTATACTGCGAAAATGAATTAACACTTACCGATGGTTCGGATCTGAATCTTCTTGATTCATTTAAAGTATGGTCTGAACAAATTTTTGGTTGGTATTATTTCGTTGAAAGAAGTGTCTATGAACCGTCAGAAGATGGTCATGGTGGACATTATGTTAAAAAGCATATCCGAAAAAGGCTAATTAACAAGCAGTACCTTATCGTAGCACGAGGCGCTGCAAAATCTATGTATGGTTCTTGTTTACAAAACTATTTTCTTAATGTTGATATCACAACAACACACCAGATTACAACCGCACCAACAATGAAACAGGCAGAAGAAGTTCTGTCACCTATTCGTACAGCTATTACCCGTTCGAGAGGACCATTTTATAAGTTCCTTACAGATGGTTCAATAATGAATACCAGTGGTTCAAAAGCCAATAGAGTTAAATTGGCATCGACTAAGAAAGGAATAGAAAATTTTCTTACTGGTTCGTTATTGGAAATTCGTCCGATGAGGATAGACAAGCTACAGGGATTGCAGCTCAAGGTTGCAACTGTTGATGAATGGTTATCCGGAGATATCAGAGAAGACGTAATCGGTGCTATTGAGCAGGGTGCGTCAAAGGTAGACGATTATTTGATTGTTGCTATTAGCTCTGAAGGTACAGTCCGTAACGGAGCTGGCGATACAATCAAAATGGAATTGCAGGACATCCTAAAAGGCGAATATATTAACCCTCATGTTTCTATCTGGTGGTACAAACTCGATTCTGTCGAAGAAGTTTCAAATCCAGATATGTGGTTGAAGGCTAATCCAAACTTAGGAAAGACGGTCAGCTATGAAACATATCAGATTGATGCTGAAAGAGCAGAGAAAGCCCCAGCAGCAAGAAATGATATACTTGCAAAACGATTTGGTCTGCCGATGGAAGGTTATACGTATTACTTCACATATGAAGAAACTCTGCCACATCGAAAAAGAGATTTTTGGCAGTTGCCATGCTCTTTAGGTGGAGATCTATCACAGGGAGATGATTTCTGTGCATTTACGTTTCTGTTCCCATTATCTAATGGCGCATTTGGTGTAAAGACACGAAATTACATAACGCAGAGAACATTAATGAAATTACATCCTGCAATGAGAATGAAGTATGAAGAGTTCATTAAAGAAGGTAGTCTTATTGTCATGGAAGGAACTGTTCTGGATATTATGGATGTATATGAGGATTTGGATAACTACATTATTGAAAGTGGTTACGATGTAAGGTGTTTTGGGTACGACCCATATAACGCAAAAGATTTCGTAGAACGTTGGACACAGGAAAATGGTGTATTTGGTGTAGAAAAAGTAATCCAGGGAGCTAAGACAGAATCAGTTCCACTTGGAGAATTAAAGAAATTGTCAGAAGATAGGATGCTTCTGTTCGATGAAGAGCTTATGACATTTACGATGGGAAACTGTATTACTTTAGAGGATACTAACGGAAACCGTAAATTGTTAAAGAAAAGATATGATCAGAAAATTGATGCAGTGGCAGCTATGATGGATGCCTATGTCGCATATAAGCTCAATCGAGATATGTTTGAATAAGGAGGAAAAATTCAAAATGGAATTAACAGTTGGCTCCAGACTGAAACACGCCTGGAATGCATTTCTGAATCGAGCCCCCACTGCCAATTATCAGTATGGTATAAGTGGAGGATATGCATATCGACCAGATAGATTTAGACTCACAAGAGGAAATGAGCGTTCTATCGTGACCTCTGTTTACAATCGAATAGCTTTAGATGTAGCCGCCATTAACATTCAGCATGTTCAGTTGGATGATGAAGGGCGGTTTTTAAATGTTATAAAATCTGGACTTAATGATTGCTTATCATTAGAGGCAAATCTTGACCAGACAGGAAGAGCATTCATACAGGATGTAGTTATGTCAATGATGGATGAAGGTGTTGTAGCGATAGTACCTGTTGACACTACAATTGACCCAGATATATCTAACGGATTTGATATAACGTCAATGCGAGTAGGAAAAGTGGTTGATTGGTATCCGCAGCATGTAAAGCTGGAGGTATATAACGAACAGACAGGCATAAGGCAAAATATTACTATGCCAAAGAGGAGTGTAGCAATTATTGAAAACCCGCTTTATGCCGTTATTAATGAACCGAATTCTACAATGCAGAGATTGGTTCGAAAATTGAATCTTTTGGATGCTGTTGATGAACAGAGCAGTTCTGGAAAATTAGATTTAATTATCCAGTTGCCATATGTTATCAAATCAGATGCAAGAAGAAAGCAGGCTGAACTTCGAAGGAAAGATATAGAAGAACAGTTATCCGGCTCAAAGTATGGAATTGCGTATATTGATGGAACGGAGCATGTTACACAGTTAAATCGTTCAGTTGAGAATAATCTGATGAAGCAGATTGAATATTTGACGAGTATGCTATATAGCCAGTTAGGTATCACTCAGAGCATATTAGATGGAACAGCTGACGAGAAGACAATGCTTAATTACTACAATAGGACAATAGAACCAATTTTGTCGGCGATTGTTGATGAAATGAAACGTAAGTTCCTTACAAAGACAGCTCGCACAAAGAATAAGTCAATTAAGTTCTTTAGAGACCTATTCAAACTTGTACCGATAAGTGAAATCGCTGAGATAACGGATAAGTTTACGAGAAATGAAGTAGCATCATCTAATGAAATGCGTCAGGTAATTGGATGGAAACCATCTGATGACCCTAAGGCAGACGAATTGAGAAATAGTAACATATCACAATCTGACTCTGGAATCGCAACTCAGACCGATGATGAAAATCAAGATATAGGAGGAGAAATTCAAAATGAAGTATGATTTTGGTGGCTATGCCACACGAAACGATCTTACTTGTAGTGATGGTCGTGTGATTAAAAAAGATGCTTTTAAAGCACAGAATGGACAGACCGTACCATTAGTATGGAATCATAATCATGATGATGTCAATGATGTACTTGGATTAGCGCATCTTGAAAATCGTAAAGATGGCGTATATGCGTATTGTGAATTTAATGACACAGATAATGGTAAGACAGCAAAAGAGCTTGTACAGCATGGCGATGTAAGGTCGCTTTCAATCTTTGCAAATCAGCTGATGCAGAAAGGCTCTGACGTAATTCACGGATTAATAAGAGAGGTTAGTCTTGTACTTGCTGGAGCTAATCCAGGAGCTTTTATTGATGACGTAATTGCTCATGGAGAAGATGGTTCTGGAATTATTGCTTGCTATGATGAGGGTGTAACAGTATTTATGCACTCTGATGACAAACCGGATGACGAAGAGAAAACTAAGGATTCGGAAGATAAGAAAAAAGAAAAGTCAGAAGATGATGAGACCGTTGAAGACGTGTTAGCAACTCTTACTGAAAAGCAGCAGACAGCTGTATATGCCATGATTGGCGCAATGACTGGAGAAGATCCAGAAAACAACAATGATAACTCAGATGATAATGAAGGAGGAAATGATAAAATGGCGATGAAACATAACGTATTTGAGAATGGTGCACAGGCACAGGATAACACACTTTCTCATGCTGACCAGGTGGCTATCCTTGAGACAGCAAAGATGAGAACAGTTGGAACTTTTAAGAATGCATTACAGATGTATGCAGAGGAGAATGCACTTCAGCATGATGCAACTAGCAGCGGTGTTGCAACAGGAGACCTTTCTAAACTCTTCCCAGAGTATGCAGAGGTAAGACCTGGTGCACCGGAGCTTATTACTAATGATCAGGGTTGGATTAGCACTGTTATTTCTAAGGTACATAAGTCACCAATGTCAAGAATCAGAACAACACAGGCTGATATCAGAAATATTGATACTCTTAAAGCTCATGGCTATAAGAAAGGAAAGCAGAAGAAGTTAGCGGGAAACTTCAATCTTGTAAGAAGAACAACAGACCCTCAGACTATTTATGTAAAGAATGCACTTAACAGAGATGACATTGTTGATATCACCGATTTCGATTATGTTGCATATCTGTACAGCATTGACCGTATGAACCTTAACGAGGAGCTTGCTAAGGCAATTATGATTGGTGACGGTCGCGATGATGGCGCAGAGGATAAAATCTTCCCAGAGCATATCAGACCAATTTGGCTTGATGATGACCTTTATACAATTCATACAGATCTCGACATTACATCTATGAAGGCTGAGCTTCAGGGAACAAATACCGGAGCAAACTTCGGTGATAATTATGTGTACGCTGAAGCAATGGTGCAGACATTACTCTATGCAAGAGAAGACTATAAGGGTACTGGTACACCAGACTTATACTGCACACCTCATATGGCAAATGTTATGCTCCTTGCAAGAGATTTGAATGGTAGAAGAATCTACTCTTCTAAGGCTGAGCTTGCTACAGCGTTAAATGTTAGTAGCATCAATACAGCTGAGCAGTTCGCTAATAAGACAAGAAAGACTTCTGATGGAAAGACAAAGAAGCTTATTGCTCTTATCGTAAATCTTCAGGATTATTCTCTCGGAGCAACAAAGGGTGGAGAAATTACACACTTCACTCAGTTCGATATCGACTTCAATCAGGAGAAATCACTTCTTGAGACACGCTGTTCTGGAGCCCTTACAAGAGTCTACTCAGCAATTGCTATCGAGGAAGATGTTACAGATACTAAGGGTCAGCAGACTGGCGACTTAGCAGGCTAAGATAAATCGTAGAAAGGAAATTTCAAAATGAGTAAATTTTTTGGAGCAATTGGTTATTCCGTATCAGAAGAAACAGCTCCCGGTGTATGGACAGACCATATTGTAGAGCATAACCATTATGGTGATGTTAATAGAAGTAAGGCTCAGCACGAAACTGGAACATCACTTAATGATAATCTCAATATTTCAAATGAGTTTAGTATTATTGCTGACCCATTTGCTTATGAGAATTTCCAAAATATGCGATATATCGTATTTATGGGAGCTAAGTGGAAAATTACGAGCGTAGAAGTTCAGTATCCACGATTAATTCTGACAGTTGGAGGTGTTTATAATGAGCAGACGACTTAAACTGCATAGTATTCTTTGCGGCATATTATCTTGCCCCGAAAGAGGAAAAGAGTGTCGAGCTTATTTTCAGCCACCAGCATCAGTTAGTATGAAATACCCCGCCATTGTGTATGCCCTTAATGGAAAAGATAAGAGGCACGCCGATGACAGGGTTTATTTGTCTTCAAATCGTTATTCGGTAACAGTCATAGATAGTAATCCGGATAGCGATATAGTGGACAAAATATCTGAATTACCAATGTGCAGATTCAATACAGCCTACACCAAGGACAATTTGAATCACACAGTATATGAAATTTATTATTAGGAGGAAATCAACATGTCAAAACTTACATGGGATAATGAAGGCGAGCGATTGTTTGAAACTGGTGTCAGTGAAGTCGCTCTTTATCCATTTCAGACAAATGGCTATACAAAGGGTGTTGCTTGGAATGGTGTGAGTTCTATTACAGACAGTCCTGGAGGAGCAGAGTCAAATAAGATATATGCAGATAACATTGAATATCTTAATCTTATGTCTGCCGAAACAGCTGGTGGAACTATCGAAGCATACATGGCTCCGGATGAGTTTGCAGAATGTGATGGTTCTGTAGAGATTGCACCAGGAGTATATGCGGGTCAGCAGAACCGTAAGAAATTTGGTCTTGCGTATAAGACTATTCTCGGAAATGATACAGAGTCAAATGACCATGGTTATAAACTTCACTTAACATGGGGATGCCTTGCTTCTCCATCAGAGAAACAGAATTCATCTGTAAATGAGAGTCCAGAGCCATTGGCTATGTCTTGGGAATATAGCGCAACACCTGTTAAAGTTACTGCGGCTGTTAAAGGTAAGAAACTTAAAGCGACAGCTACAATGACATTCGACTCAACAAAAGTTGATGCTACCAAACTCCAGAAGTTGGAAGGTATTCTTTATGGAACAGATAGTTCTGGATCTACAGAGCCAAGACTTCCAATGCCTGATGAAATCATTTCTATGATGACAACAGAAGGTTAATTAAATATTCAGTCTATGCGACGTATTCAGTTCGGCTGGCGTCGCTTTTTTATTTGAAAGGAGAAATTCAAAATGCATAAAGAAACTATTACTTACGTTGATTTCAACGGGACAGAAAGAACAGAAGACCACTATTTTAATCTCAGCAAAACAGAGATTACGGAGTTAGAGGTAAGTATGCCTGGTGGTCTTGCTGAGTACCTTATGGGAATTGTAAATGCCAAGAATGTTCCGGAAATTATGGCTTCATTTAAGAAGATTATCTTATCTGCATACGGCATCAAGTCGGCAGATGGAAGAAGACTTGAAAAAGGAGAAGAAATCAGCAAAGCATTCACGGAATCACTGGCATATGATGTGCTGTTTCAGAGATTATTCTTATCTGGAGATGTTAATGCTGCTTCTGATTTTATCAATGCAATCATTCCTCAGATTAAGGATGATGCAGCACAGTCAGCAGCAGAGAATAAGAATTTAACAGTTGTTTCGGGAACGGCACAGTAAATTCATTTGGGAGGTGTACAGATGCTTAATATCGTAATACCTTCAGTTGAATTATGGGATGAAAAGAATGAACAGTTCATCCATACAAAGGAACGAAAATTACAGTTAGAGCATTCTCTGGTTTCAGTTGCTAAATGGGAAGCCAAGTGGAATAAGCCTTTTATAAACAAGAAAGATAAAACTACAGCGGAAATTATCGACTATGTGCGATGTATGACCATTACACAAAATGTACCAGATGATTGCTACAACTATTTAACAATAGCAAACATAGAAGAAGTGAACCGGTATATTGCGTTACCAATGACTGCTACTTGGTTCACTGAAATAAAAAAGAAAGTAACAACAAATCGAGAGCAGATTACAGCGGAACTTATTTATTACTGGATGATTAGTTTCAATATTCCTATGGAATGTCAGAAATGGCATTTGAACAGATTGCTTACTTTGATAAGGGTATTCAATGAGAAGAATCAACCTAAAAAGAAGATGAGTCAGCAGGAACTATATCGTCAGCACGCTGCAATAAATGCTGCGAATAGAAAGAGATTTCATTCAAAAGGATAGGAGGAAATACTATGGGACTTAATGGTATTGATATTAGCGGTTGGCAGGAAGGTATTGATTTATCTGCTGTTGCCGCTGATTTTGTAATTATGAAAGCTACTCAGGGTACTGGATTTGTCAGCAAAGATTTTGTTAGACAGTATCAGCAAGCAAAAGAAAATGGAAAGCTCGTCGGATGTTATCACTATGCCGAGGGAGGCGATTATGTTGCAGAGGCAAACCATTTCCTTGATGTTGTTGGAAATCGCGTCGGAGAAGCTATTCTTTGTCTTGATTGGGAAGGACAGGATAATCCAACATTTGGTAAGAACGATTTCGATTGGGTTAAAGGATTCTGTGATTATGTATTCTCTAAGACTGGCGTAAAACCACTTGTCTATATTCAGAAGAGTGCTATGGAAAGAATTGACGGTATTGGTGATTACGGATTATGGATTGCACAGTATCCAGATTACACACCAACTGGATACCATGAGACACCTTGGAATGAGGGGGCTTATGCGTGTGCTATTAGACAGTATAGTTCAGTTGGTCAGATTAGCGGATATAACGGGAATCTTGACCTTGATAAGTTCTATGGTGACGCTGATGCTTGGAAAGCATATGCCGCTGTAAATGGAGAGAGCCCATCACCAGAACCGACACCTCAGCCGGTAGTTAATACTCCAGATGGTTCTACCCTTGAATTAGTTGAAAGAACTATGAACGGCGAATTTGGAGATGGTGACGACAGAAGAAACAATCTTGGAACACGATATGATGAGGTACAGAGCTTCATTAACCATATCTATGAAGCATCTGCTAATGATTTGGCAAATGAGGTTCGTTCTGGAAAGTATGGTAATGGCGATACAAGAAAGGCGGTTTTGGGAAACCGTTATTCAGAGGTACAGGGCATTGTAAATGGTGAAGCAGAAAAGAAATACTATACAATTCAGTCTGGCGATGTGTTATCAAAAATCGCTGCTGCTAATGGTACTACCGTTGACAACCTTGTGCGTCTTAATGGTATTAGTAATCCGGATCTGATTTATGCAGGTACGAAGATTAGAGTTAAGTAGGGGTAAATATATATGATCAGTTTCAGACAAAAGGGCGACTTCCACAAGCTTACCAGATATCTGGAAAGAGTGAAAGAAGTAGCACAAATAGGCGACCTTGATAAGTATGGTCGTCAAGGTGTGGCAGCCCTTGCGTCTGCTACGCCGAGAGATACTGGAAAAACTGCAAATTCGTGGAATTACGAAATCAAGCAGGATAAGGATTCAGTGTCTATTAGTTTTTATAACACAAATATTCAAAATGGAGTTCCAATCGCAATTATCTTGCAGTATGGACATGGAACTCGTAACGGAGGCTGGGTACAGGGTCGAGATTATATCAATCCTGCTATTCAGCCTATTTTTGACGAAATTGTCAAATCGGCGTGGAAGGAGGTTACAAGTCTATGAGTACAACTGTTGATCAAAGAGTCGTCGAAATGCGATTTGATAATAAGCAGTTTGAAAACAATATTCAGACAAGCTTATCTTCTATAGACAAACTTAAAAAGAGCTTGAATATGGATGGAGCAACAAAAGGACTTGAAAGTGTTGAAAAAGCCTCTGGTAAGATAAATCTTTCCGGATTATCGAATGCCGTTGAAACTGTTAATGCTAAATTTTCAGCATTAGAAGTAATGGCAATTACGGCATTGGCAAATATTACAAATTCGGCAGTAAATGCAGGTAAAAGTATTGTATCGGCATTAACTATTGATCCAATCAAAACAGGATTTCAAGAATATGAAACGCAGATTAATGCAGTTCAGACAATCTTAGCAAATACTTCATCAAAGGGAACCACCCTTGACCAGGTTAATAATGCATTAGATGAGTTAAACCACTATGCAGATATGACCATTTATAATTTTACGGAGATGACACGTAATATTGGTACCTTTACAGCGGCTGGTGTTGATTTGGATACCTCTGTTTCTGCAATTAAAGGTATTGCCAACCTTGCCGCTGTATCAGGTTCAAATTCACAGCAGGCAAGTACAGCAATGTATCAGTTATCACAGGCATTAGCAGCAGGAACAGTAAAATTACAAGACTGGAACTCTGTTGTAAATGCCGGTATGGGTGGTCAGGTATTCCAGGATGCTTTAAAAGAAACAGCAAGAGTGCATGGAATAGCTATTGATGACATGATTAAAGATGAAGGGTCATTCAGAGAAACTTTACAGAAAGGCTGGTTGACATCTGACATCTTAACCGAGACATTATCTAAGTTTACAGGTGACTTGAACGAGGAGCAGCTCAGAACTATGGGTTACTCAGAAGAGCAGATAGCATCAATAATCAAAATGGGTCAGACTGCTAATGATGCCGCTACAAAAGTAAAGACATTTTCCCAGTTATTTGACACATTAAAGGAAGCTGCACAGTCTGGCTGGACCCAGAGTTGGGAAATTATCGTTGGTGACTTTGAAGAAGCGAAAGAATTACTCACAGAGATGAGTGATACATTCAGCGCAATTATAAATTCATCGGCGGATGCCAGAAATAGTATGTTGCAGGGCTGGAAAGATTTGGGAGGAAGAACAGCACTTATAGAAGCAGCTAGAAATGCTTTTGAGGGAGTGCTTAGTATTATTAAGCCTGTGAAAGAAGCATTCCGCGAAATCTTCCCGCCAATGACGGCACAACAACTGTACAACATTACAGATGCGTTAAGAAATCTGACGGCGCATCTGAAACTCAGCGATACAAATTCGGAAAATTTGAAAAGAACATTCAAAGGTTTGTTTGCAGTAATTGACATCGTTAAACAAGCATTCGTAGCAGTTGCAAAAGGAGTAGGCTCTCTATTAGGAGGGACTGGTGACTTAGCTAGTTCTATTTTATCGGTAACGGCACGCTTCGGAGATTGGCTTGTGAAACTTGATGAAACTATCAAGAAAACAGATATATTCAATGTTGCTATACAGACCGTGATTAAATATATAAAAACGGGTGTGGCAGTAGCAACAGATTTAATCGACAAAGCTGTTGATGCGGTCACAAGATTCGCAAATTCTATAAAGCAGAAGTATGACACTGGTGGATTTGCAGTTATTCATTCTGTTCTGGAAAGAGTACATACAAGAATGTCAGAAGTTGGAGAAGCTGCTGACGGAATGCGAAGTGGTGTTGAAATTGCAATTGGTGCAATGGGTAAAGCACTCGAAAATTCTAAGTTTTTACAAGCACTCCAGGCATTATGGGAAGGAGTAAAGACTATTGGAACTGGTATTGCAAAAGCAATGAAAACCCTTGCTAGTGGATTTATAGAAGATATCAGTGATGTCAATTTCTCAAGTGTGTTTGACGTTCTCAGTGGAATTTCATTAGCTGGAATTGCGGTTGGAATCAATAAGTTCCTTAAAGGAATCACAGATGCAGTAAGTGATGTTACAAAACTAACAGACCAAATCAATGGAATTCTTGATAGCGTTAGAGGTTGCTTTGAAGTATATCAGACACAATTGAAAGCAGGAACTTTGATTAAGATTGCAAGTGCAATTGCAATTCTTACGGGAGCGATTGTTGTACTTTCGCTTATTGACTATGCAAAATTGGCATCAGCTATTACCGCATTAACAGGATTGTTTGCGGAATTTATGACATCTATGGCTATCTTTACAAAGATAAGCGGTGACCTTAAGAATGCGGGAAAGACAGCTACAATTATGTTGGGATTATCAGTTTCAGTGTTAATTCTTGCATCAGCGTTGAAGAAGATTGCATCTTTGAGTTGGAATGAGATAGCAAAAGGACTTACAGGTATTACAGTAATTTCTGGCGTATTGACAGGAGTTGCAAAAGTTATTTCAAAAGATGAAAAGACAATTGCTAAAGGAGCATTCAATCTTATATTCCTAGCGACAGCTATTAAGATATTAGCATCTGCTTGCAAAGACATATCAAAACTTAGCTGGGGAGAACTTGGTAAGGGACTTACTGGAGTAGGGGTTCTGATGGCAGAAATAGCTTTATTCTTGAATACGGCTAAATTTAGTGGAAAAGCAGTATTAACAGCAACAGGAATTCTTGTGTTGTCAGCCGCTATAAAAGTATTAGCATCTGCTTGCAAAGATTTTGGTTCTATGCAGTGGAGTGAAATCGGAAAAGGTCTTACAAGTATTGGCATATTACTTACAGAGATTGCAGCATTTACAAATCTTACAGGTAATGCTAAACATGTTGTATCTACTGGTATTGCTTTAATCGCTATTGCCGGCGCGATGAAAATTATGGCATCAGCTGTAGAGAATTTCGGTTCTATGCAGTGGAGTGAAATTGGCAGAGGACTGACCGTTATGGCAGGAGCATTAGCAGAGATTACATTAGCTGTCAATTTAATGCCTAAAAATATGATATCAACAGGCGTTGGTCTTATTGCCGTTGCCGGAGCTCTTACAATATTATCAAATATTCTAAGTACAATGGGAAATTTCACATGGGAAGAGATTGTAAAAGGTCTTGTTACTATGGGGGGAGCGTTAGCGGAACTATCGGTAGCGTTAAATCTTATGAACGGAACATTGGCTGGTTCAGCGGCATTACTCATTGCAAGTGCTTCATTAGCGGTGTTGGCACCAGTTCTGAGTATACTGGGTGCTATGAGTTGGGAAGCAATAGCCAAAGGTTTGGTTTCTTTAGCAGGAGCATTTGCAATTATAGGTGTAGCTGGTGCTGTATTATCACCGCTTGTTCCAAGTATTTTGGCATTAGCAGGAGCATTTACACTTATAGGTGTAGGAGTTGCTGTGACAGGAGCAGGTTTATTAGCTGCTGGACTTGGACTACAGGCACTTGCTATTGGGCTTACTGCGATAGCAGCAGCTGGAACAGCAAGAGCGACAGCACTTGTAACAGCATTAGCAGTCATTATAACAGGTGTGGCAGATTTAATTCCAGCAGTACTGGTTAAATTGGCAGAGGGAATTGCTCAGTTCTGCGTTGCATTAGCAGGTGCAGCACCACAAATTTTAGAGTCGCTGGTCGTTATTATTACGGCTTGTCTGGCGGCGATATCAAACGTGGTACCTCAATTGGTCGAAGTTCTCGTAACACTACTGGTTACAACTCTTCGAACTTTGGCTGAGCATACGCCAGAAATTGTACAGGCTGTGTTCGATATTCTGATTGCATGTCTACAGGGAATTGCAGATAATATCGGAATGGTGGTTCAAACTGCTATAGATATTGTGCTGAATTTCATCGACGGAATAGCTCAAAAATTACCAGATGTGATTCAGTCTGGTGTTAATTTGCTCTTGAGTTTCATCGAAGGCATTATTAGTGCTATCGATAATAACTCCGAGCGATTAGCAAATGATATACGAAATTTGTTTAAAGCATTAATTCGCGCAGCGGTTCTTGTACTTACTGGTGGAGTTGTTGATATCAAAGAAGTTGGTTCCAAGATAATGAATTCTGGACTTATCAGTGGTATCAAGGAGAAATTATCAAATCTTAAGGAAACTGTACGTGATTTGATATCAAATGCCAAGCAGGTTATTCAAGATAAAATAAATGACTTCAAAGATGTGGGAAAGCATATTATAGGTGGACTTATCAGTGGTATTACAGATAAAGCCTCTGATTTGGCTAATTCAGCGATTAATGCGGCTAAGAGTGCTGTGAATGGTGTAAAGAATTTTCTTGGCATTCATTCACCATCAAGAGTATTTGCTGAAATTGGTAGATATACTGATGAGGGATTTATTAATGGTGTGAAGGCTTATGCTGGAAAAGTATCTGACGCTACGGTTGATATGGGAAAAGGTGCTGTTGGCGCAATGTCCGATACACTTTCAACTATTGCAGATTTGGTTAGTTCCGATATAGACACAGAGCCTACTATAAGACCTGTAATGGATATGTCAAATATTCAAAATGGTGCTAATCAGTTGTTTAGTATGATGAAGAGTGTTGACGGGTATTCGTTATCTGGTTCATTAGACATTGCCAATAGAACCGGTAATCGTATTAATGAAGTAAGAAGCAAAGCAACTGATAATTCCAGTGTGTTAGATAAGATTTCAGATGCTGTTGGAAACTTCAACGGCGGAAATTCATTCGAAAATACATTTAATATCACGGGAAGTAATCCTAAAGAGATTGCAGAAGAAGTATCAAACATTATTCAGAGACAAGTTGAAAGGAGGGATGCTTCATGGGCGTAATTATTTACAATGGTATTTCATCGGAAGAATTCGCTATCCAAGTGGAGCATCCGCCTGGATATGAAACTCCGGAAAAGGACTATGAAGTTACACATATTCCTGGAAGAAACGGGGATATTTATGTCGATAAAGGGTCGTATAAAAATGCATCAAGAAGTTATGACATAGCTATTGGTGCTGAAAATAAGGATTTTACAATGATGGCAAATTTTATTTCGGAGTGGCTTAACTCTGCGTCTGGATATGCTAAGTTGGAAGATTCATATGAGCCGGAATATTATCGACTTGCTGCTTATAAGAGTGGCGGAACAATTGAAAACATATTACAGCACGCTGGGCGTATTACAGTTGCATTTGATTGTAAACCTCAGCGTTTTCTTAAATCTGGAGATATTCCAGTAATTGTTAGAGCAACGAGCAAATTAAGAAATCCCACAGGATTCAAATCGCTTCCTATTATAAAAGTGAACGGTTCTGGAAAGGGTAATCTGAGAATTGGTGACTATGTTATCACTATTTCGAACATTAGCTCGTATCTGACAATCGATAGTGAATTACAGGATGCTTATAAAGGTACTACAAATTGCAATTCACTTGTAACGTTGAGCAACGGATTTCCGAAGCTTATAAAAGGCGAAAACGAAATTTCTTTTTCTGGTGGAATAACAAGTGTGGAGGTGATACCTAAATGGTGGACACTATGATTACTCTTCATGAGTCTACAGAAACATCATTCACAACGAATGGATTAGGCACATTAAGTGACGCCATTACTTGCGAAGTTACTGAAGAAAGAAATGGAGAGTTCGAACTTGAAATTGAATATCCGGTTACAGGTATCAGATATAAGGAATTACAGCTTAGGCGTATCATTATGGCAAAGTCAAATCCTTATTCTGACCCACAACCATTCCGAATCTATGCAATCACAAAGCCAATCAATGGAATTGTTACAATAAATGCAGAACATATAAGTTACGATATGTCTGGATACCCAGTATCAGCATTTGCAGCCGACACAGTTCAAAATGCATTTATTAATATGAAATCCGCATCAGCGGTTGATTGTCCTTTTTCATTTTCAACAGATAAAACTACAACTGCAAATATGACAGTTCTCAAACCATCGAGTATGCGTTCACTTCTTGGAGGCGTTGACGGTTCAATCCTTGATGTGTATGGAGGAGAGTATGAATTCGATAAGTTCAACGTAAAGCTTTGGAATAAAAGAGGCGCGGATAGAGGTGTTAGCATTAGATATGGTAAGAATCTTACTGATTTGAAGCAGGAAGAGAATTGCAGTTCTGTCTATACAGGTGTTTATCCATTCTGGTATTCGGAGCAGGAAGGTCTTGTGCAGCTGGATGAGAAGATTGTAAAAGCTTCTGGCACATATAATTTTACAAGGATTTATCCATTGGATTTATCGCAGGAATGGCAGGAAAAACCAAATCAAGAGCAGCTCAGAGCAAGAGCTAATTCTTATATGAAAGCAAACAACATAGGAGTACCAGCTGTATCATTGACTGTATCATTTGTACAATTGTCACAATCTACGGAGTATGCTAAATATGCGCTTTTGGAGGATGTACATCTTTGCGACACTGTAAGCGTTGAGTTCCCGGAGTTAAATGTTAGCGCCACGGCAAAGTGCATAAAAACTATATATGATGCCATAAGTAATAAGTACGTGTCGATTGAACTTGGAGAATCAAGGACAAATCTTGCATCGACGATTTCTGACCAAAAGCAGGCAATCTCTGATACCATTACTAAAACATTTATGCAACAGGCTATTGAGAATGCTACGCAATTGATTAGTGGAGGTCTTGGCGGTTATGTGATTATGCACAGCAGCACCGGTGGAAAATATCCTGATGAAATTCTTATTATGGATACAGATGATATTGCTACTGCGAAGAAGGTATGGCGTTGGAATAAAGGTGGATTGGGATATTCTTCAACAGGATATAATGGTCCATTTGCTTTAGCTATGACACAGGATGGTCAGATTGTAGCAGATTTCGTTAAAACTGGGACGATGAGTGCAAATCGTATAAACGGTGGCACTTTAATTCTTGGTGGAAAGAACAACTCAAATGGTACGGCACTTATAAAAGATTCATATGGAAAAGTTCTTATTCGACTTGATAGGGACGGAATAACATTGTCAGAAGATGTTCAGATTTCTTATGAAAATATTTCAGATGCTCCGTCTATTCCAACTAAAGTATCAGAACTTACGAATGATAGTAAATATACAACTATGCCGGATGTTGAAAAGAAAGGGTATCAGACAAAGGCTAATGTGACCAAAATCACTAAGGATACAGTTACAACAACATATGTAAATGCTTTGGATATAACTGCTAAACAGGTTAATTGTAAATCTGGTAGTAAAGAAGCCAATATTAATGCTGGGGCATCTCATTATAAATATTCCAATGAGTACATAGGAGAAATAGGTACAAATAGTTGGACAGGCAATGACAATCGTAGAGGATTGGTATTTGACCTTGATGAAAATGGCGATTACATGACATGGGCGGCACAGCCTAAGAGTGGTCAGAATTACCTTGTTAAGCTTTTATATGAGCGAAACGGTTATACCTCAAACACTGTGACATACAATGCAGATACCATAAACTTGGGGTGTGATATTGATATGCATTACTACAAACTTAAGAATGCATCTTGGGAAAATGGTAGTGGAATAACAGGAACAATGAGATTTGTTCAAGTAGGTGGAATGAATAGCGATGGAACCGCTTCAAATTGGAGTAATAACGCATATTTACAATTTGAGAGAGGTGTTTTAGTAAAAGCGGGTTGGTACGATTATTAGGAGGTTTTATGGAAGAAAATGCCACAGAAGTAAAAGATAAGGACCTCGTATTAATCGAGGCGAGCAATGAAGTATCTAAACCGGATGAAGGTGAAGATGTTGTACAAGATAATTCCAAACAGGAACAACTTCGTTCTGATGTAGAATTTTTATCAATGATGACTGGCGTTGATTTAGGGGGTGATTAAAAATGGGTGTATATACACCAGACTCAAACAGAGTTGTGCATTATACGTATGCAGACATGACAGCTCGTCAGATTGTACGTCCGGTTCATCTTGTGCAGTATGATCAGGGATTACCGATTATTGCGGTAAAACTATATAATGACGGACTTGAATATACGATACCTACTGGCGCAACAGTTAATATAAGATGTGGTAAGGTTGACAGTAATTTTGTATATAATCCTGCATTAGGGTGGGATTCTGCTAAGCATACGGTTTACTTTGAAGTTACAAAGCAAATGACCGTACTGGCAGGAGAAATAAATCCTATTGTAGAGATTGAGTTAAATAACAAGATTGTATCCAGTGGGGCTATTGCCGTGCAGATTGATTTCAATCCTGTACAGGAACAGAGCATAAGGTCAACAACGGAATATCTCACTGCTAAGCAATATGCAGAACAGGCAGTTGATGCAGCAGCAAAAGCAGCAAGCTCTGCCAGCCAGGCATCTGGATATGCTAGCACAGCAAATTTAAGAGCAAACGCCGCGGCATCATCAGCTTCAGGTGCGGCTAACTCTGCAAGTGCAGCTAGTACGAGTGCGGAGAATGCGAAAAGCTATGCTGATTCAGCTGCTTCATCGAAGAATGCAGCGGCATCATCAGCTTCTAATGCATCAGCATCAGCAACAAATGCCAAAAAGTCTGAAACAGCGGCAGCGAACTCAGCATCTTTAGCGCAGGCAGCATATGAAGAAATTCTCGGAGCAGATGTCGGCAAATTTGGTTCACAGCTTGCTAATGAACATTCTGTATTACAACCGATTTACGATTCATCAGGACAAAATATATGTGATTCAAGTGGTAGAGAAATACAGGGACGTACAATATTTGCTGATGAAAGTGAAGTTGTATCATTACGACAGCAGGTATCTCATTTAGATACTTTTATAAGAAGTGTTATCAGTAGATTGGGATATGTAACAGACCATGCACTGTTAGACAGTGACTACAAAGGGCTTTAGAGAAATCTGAGGCTCTTTATTTTTTAAGGAGGATTAAAGAAAATGCCTAAAGTAACGGATTATTCCGCAGCAACCAGATTTGATAGTGGAGACGTAATTATTAAAGATGGTACTGGCGGAACAAAGAAAATGACAGCAGCAAATGCAGCAGTAGAATTTGCTGGACTTGTATCGGCGATTAATCATCGCAATGTATATAGAGGAAAGAACCTTGGCTCATCAGTTACAGCAGCCCAAAAGGCAGCTATTCAAAATGGAACATTTGACGACCTGTTTATCGGAGATTACTGGGTAATTAGCGGTGTGACTTGGGTTATTGCAGATATGGATTATTTCCTTAGATGCGGTGATACAGATTTCACAAAGCATCATCTTGTTATTGTTCCGGCGTCATCACTTTACAATGGTCAGATGAATGCAACTAATACGACAGAGGGTGGATATGTAGGTTCTGTTATGTATAAAACAGGATTGGATAATGCAAAAGCAAAATTTAAGGCTGCTTTTGGAGATATGCTTCTTACTCATAGAACTTATCTTGTAAATGCAGTCGCCAACGGAAAACCATCTGGAGGAGCATGGTTCGATGAGACAGTTGCGCTTATGCAAGAGGTTATGGTATATGGCACACATTATTTCGAGCCTGCAAATGATGGGACAACAATCCCTACAAAATACAGCGTTTGCAATTCACAGCTTGCACTTATGCGCCTTAATCCAAGAATGATCAAGATAAGAGAAACTTATTGGCTACAGAACGTCGTTTCTTCGGCT